CGCGCGGCAATGTGCTTTAAAACGCATTACCGTGAGTATACTATTTATTTTTGGGTCCTGTAGCCCGTAGTTTTACACTACTTTAATTTCCATTAATTAGAGAGATTTTTTCCTAACTTGTGTGTTAGGAAAAAATATCCCTTACTCTTAATTTTCTTTCTCTTTTTCCCATATGTTTCGGTCCTGTAGCCCGACATTCATATTATCTGTGAAAAATGTCTTTTACACCAGCGTGTACTGTGTGTATTTCCTAAATAGAAGAGGAAATGCTACTGTTGTGTAGCATTTCAAATCTTTTTCCTATTTTTAACCCTTCTCTTACCTTATTAATTTCGATTAGTCCTTCCATATAAACAAGTGTGGAAAGGTTTCTTAAAGTTATTTTTATGACAGTAAAATTTGTAGATTAAATGTTATTAAAATTATATATATATAGGTTGTATTTCCAACTTTCGCGTCCGACGAATCGGAATATATATATATTTTATTTAATAATTATTAATCCCTGCAATTCTGAATTTACTTTTATAAAGTTTCATATAAAGAGTGTTATTGTTAAGTCATCGACTTATTTATAAGTCCTTGCTCGGAGTAGGTCGATTGTTTATGTATTATAGCTAACTATTTTAATAGTTACCCAAATACATAACATATTGTAACCCGTCCCTACTACCTAAACGGATCTAGACAAACAAAATTTGCCCAAATAATCTTTTAATTTTAACCCCCCCTGTACTATCTAGACAAGATTCTACTTGTCCCGATATCTGTGTTGATATCTCCGATGAAAATTTGCTATCTCCTTTTGTAAGTTTTCATCACCGTCTTCAAGATGAGCTTGAAGACGTTAATTTATCTCTTTCCCCAGATAATATTTTAATCATAATTCTATCTTTTATTCTATTCTTTATTTTATCTCTTATTATCATTTGTATCTTTTACTTTTCTCTCCTTCTTCAACAAGGAATAGAGTCTAATCCTGGTCCTATTCATGAATTCGATGATGATATTGAAGTTCCATCTTCTCCTTTAGATGTTATTCAAGAACTTGATGAATATGATTGGTGTGCTACTTCTATTTCTTTACCTATAGCTGACCAATCTCTCTATCCTCTTGCTCAGCCTGATTCTGATGCTGAAGAGACTTCCTTTAACCTTAATTCTTTTCAATTTCCGCATGATGAATCTCAATCTCTTATATATGATTGTTTGGTTGCTATGCCTCATTTTCTTAGTAATTTAAATAATCCTAATCGTGTTTTTAATTCCCATGCTAAAATCGTGATGTATTATGAGCTTCTTATTTATTATGCTTATCCTACTTCTCCTTATCCAATCTTTACTTTTAGTTTGCATAATGATGGTATCATTATGCATTTTAGTAATAATTATTGGATTTTCTTTTCTCCTGTTTACGGCTTTCAATTCACTTATACTAATGATTTAGCTGAAGTTGTTATTGAAGACATGAGTGATTTTGAATTTTTAACTGCAATTTTTGATTTTGATGATGATATTGATGAATTTTATCATCTCGACCATGAATTGTTGCGTTCCATCATTAGTAATGATAATCCTGACATTACTCAATTGTTGCTTATGCATGATATTGAGTTAAATCCTGGACCTTATGACGATGTTTTGGCCTTATATTTTGATTATATGAATCTAAGTGTTCTGACTGACCACTCAGATTTTGATTACTTTAAAAAACGTTGTTTTATATCTCTTGATATTCTTAAGACTAAGTATTTTGTTGATAAAAATGAAAATTTGCAATTTTTATTTAATCAAATGGATACTTTGTTTTTGCCTGTACCTCAGATGTTTTCTTCCTTTAATCCTTTAAATCATTTGTCTAACCCTCTTGATTCTTTATCTGACTCTATACGTAATGCTAAAGTAGATGTCTCTTTATCTGAAGATACTTTAGCTGGTCTTCTTGGTGTAGCTACTAAGATATCTGAAGTTAATGTTGGAATAAATCCTGCTACGAAGGATTTTTTAACCCCAAAAATTCCAGATATTTTGAATTTGAGTAATGTTTTCCTTTGGCTTCAATCTCCAAAAAATCAAGCTTGCACTTTAGCCATTTTGTTAGTAATTCTTATGTTAGCAAGACGGTCTTACCCCTCTTCTAAGGAGTTGCTTATATTATGTGCTTCCTTTGGTGCTATAGCAGTTTTATATTTCGCTTCTCCTATTATCATTCAACTTGTTACTTCTTGGATTTCTACCTCTCCTTGCATTCAAGCTGGTGATGATGATTGGCTTTCTATTTGCGCTGAAATTCTTTCAATTGGATTTTTTGCGAAATCTTGTTCCTTCTCATCGGTCGATGGTTTTGCTTCTTCTCTTTCTCGTATTGAGAAAAGTTCTAAGTCTTTTTCTGATTTTTTGGCTCGTATTAAAGATTTGATTACTCGTATGGTTTCTCGTTTAGCCGACTCCTTTGGTTATGAATTTAATCTTGGTTTTGATAAACATGCTCGTATTATTAAGTCTTTTACTCAGCGTCTTATGCTTCTTAAACAAGATCCTTCTATGACTGGTGGAGTAACTCATCGATTTTGTCGTGATGTTAAGGCTTTAGAAACAGATATAGAGAATTATTTAGCTAAATTAACCTCTGTGCGAGATAATGCTTCATATAATATTGCTTTAAATAATCTTATGCGTCTGATGACTCCTCTTTTGGCTGTTGTCAAGAATTCTTACATTAGAAGAGCTGTTCGTGAAGTTCCCTTTAATATGAATCTTGTCGGCGCCTCTGGCGTTGGTAAAACTCAATTATCTACTATTATCATTACAATGATGTTCGCTAAGTTCGCTAGCGAAGATCAGCGTCAACGTGCTGATGGAAATTTCTTTAATATGTGCTTTGCTCCCGGGATGGGAGATAAGTTTAATGATGGTTATAATGATACTTTTGCTTGGATTTTCAACGATTTTCTTCAACGTTTAGAAGTTGAAGGAATGTCCCCTTCTGATGTATTATTATTTATTCAAATGCTCGGTAATAGTCCTCTCCCTCTCAATTGTGCTGAACTTTCTAAAAAAGGTTTAGTTATGTTTGTTAGTGAGTTTATTATTACTAGTATGAATATGTTTACCATTACCAATGCCCAATGTAAAGTGTTAACTCACCTTGATGCTTTGTGTCGTCGTATTAATGAACATTGCAATGTTTTAGTTTCTATTAAACCTAAGTATCGTAAGCTTTGTACTAATCCTGGTGGAGTGACTTCTATCACTCCTCTTGATGATCCAAAGTTTTACTCTGGTTTGAATAAAGATGTTGCGATGGCTGATGACTGTCCAAATGGTATTAATACAGATGTGTATGTTTTTGATGAATGGGATTCCAAAATTGGTAACTATAAAGTTGGTGGTTTTCGTGATTATAATTTTACTCAATTTATGGATGTTCTCTGTGCTCGTTTTACTAAGCATAGACAACACCAACGTTTGATTAATGAACGAACTGCCCGCTTTGTGTCTTCTATTTTAGATCCTATCCCCGAATTAATTCAAGAAGCTGCTTTACCTGCCTCTTTTTCCCCCCTTGATATGTCATCTCTCTTTACTCCCAAAATTAAAACTCAAGCTATTACTGATGAAGTTATGATTAATGACTACGTTCCTTTTTATCCTGATATTGATGATTCTTTATCTATAAGTGATTTATCTCATGACATTTCCTCTGATGAAATGTTTTCTGATAATGTAACTAGTTCGTTATTGTTAGATGCTATATCTGATGAAGGTTTATGTGCCTGGATTTCAAGGTACATGTCTTCTTGTATGAAGTATGGCTATCGTTTGACCATAGGTGCTGATTATGGCTTTTATAAGTGTAGAGATAATCTATATAATTTGCTATTAACTAGTGCTGATTGGTGTGACCTATTTTACATAGCTGAATCTTGTGTTAATTATTCTGATGTCGTTATTTATCATTCTCTTCGTTTAAGAAGTAGATTTTTAAGTATACGCGACGCTTTATATAATGTCTCTCTCACCTTCCTTAATAGATTTCGTGATACTGTTGATGAATTTACTGAGTCTCCCATTAAGTGGTGTCGTGATAATCCATACTTAGCAATGCTGGGAATAGTTGCCGCAAGTAGTTCTGCTGTATTACTTTATAAAGGTGTCTTTTTGTGTATTGATTTGATTATGAAAATTTTTAAGGTTGATCCTGAGAAACCTGAAAGTTTTGATGAGTCGATCGTTGATAGTTTGCATACTCAAGCTGATCGTAATGAAGATCATGATATTAATTTTATGAGATCTCCTCTTCATAATTATTACCGTGTTACCTTGCGTTCTTCTTATAAGAATGGCACATATATACAGAATTATCCTTCTAAAAGTTTAGCTTTGTGTGGTCGATCTATTTTACTCCCTTATCATATTAATCACTATGTAGAAACTAGTTGTCTTCGCCCTGGTGTTGGACGACCTGAAATTGGTTTTATTCCAATACATAGTTCTCTTAAAGTTCCTCCGGAATGGTTTAAGTATGATTCATTAGTTAAGGATTTGCGTTATTGTGATCAAGATTTGATGATTTTAACGTTACCTCCTCATATCAATGAATTTCCTGATATTCGTTCTTATTTTCCTCGTGATCTTTGTGAAACTCGTAAATTTATATCTTCGCGTGCTTCATTTTCGGCTTCTTTATGGATACATCGCTCCGGTGCTGTTTCTAGAGAGCATGTCAAAATGGATTGTTTAGAAAATTTTTCTTATTCCATAGATAGTCATTTAGCTGATCCTGAGTCTGGTAAATTATATAATGCTCCAACAATTAAGATTAATTTAAGTTTTCCTCTTAGAATGTCATTTCCTACTATTGTTGGTGATTGTGTTACTCCGGTCTTTATAGATGATCCTATTTTTAAAACTCTCACTGCTACTGATTCGAGACTTCAAAATCCTTTTCTAGGCTATATACATCTAGCTGGTGCATCTACTTTACGTTCAGGTTATGGTCAATTCATATTTTCTGATATGTTTGATTATTTATCTGTGCGCATAATTAAGCGTCCTGTTGATGTGAGAATAGAAGAAGATATGGCTATGCGTTCTGCTGTGTTTGCACAAATTACTGGTCAGTCTTGTTCCACTGAATTTTTTAAATCTATTGAAATTCAACCTCATGATTTTGAACCTCATCATTATGTTCATGGCACAGTTCCACCGTTGCCAGTGAATGTAACATCTCGAATTACTAGGAGTCCCTTTTATAGAGATATAAAAGATATTTTTGGAATTACTAAATATCCTGTTCGTTTATTTGATACTATAGACAATAAACCTATGCAAATAGCTCGACAGCTTTATGGCTCTAACGTGGATCATTGTGTTGATTTCAAAAGAGCATATCTTGTTGCTGAAGACCTTGTCGATCAGATATTTAAGAATTCTAGTACTCCTGCTAATATTCGTGTTTATACTACTAAAGAAGTGCTAGAAGGTGTTCCTGCTGAGGGAATACGTTCTAACGATCGCTCAACTTCTTGGGGCTATACTATGAAAAGTTTGTGTGCTGCTTATGGTATTAGCGCTAGTGAAATGCGTTGGGCATTTGGTCGTGGTGATAAATATGAGTATACATCTTTTTTGGCTCGAATAGTTCTTCAAACTTGTGACATATATGACGTTTCTTTACAGGAAGGTAAGGATATGTTAGCTATTTATATGGATTGTCTGAAGGATGAGTGTAAAGATGGTACTAAAGCTCGCTTATTTTGTGCTTGTGATAAGATATTTTTATTACAAACCAAGAAGTATTTTGGTGCCTTTGCTAACTGGATTTATGAAAATAGAATTCGTAATGGAATTGCTGTTGGAATAAATCCTTATAGTGAATGGGACACTTTTTATAAATTTCTTACTGAAGTCGGTTATTTTGGTATAGCTGGTGACTATGAAAAATTTGATAAAAAGCAGTTAGCTTTACTTATGTTTGTTACTAAAATGGCTTACATTAAGTATTATGTTGGATGCTCTCCATCTGAATCTAGAGCTCGTGATGCCCTTTTTGAAGAGTTTGTATCTACTTTGCACGTTGCAATGCAAAAAGGTATAGCTTATGTTTATGAATGGTTTCACGGTAACACTAGTGGTAATTTGCTTACTGCTATTATTAATTCTATGACTGGTTTGTTTATTGTTAAATATGTTTGTGCTGATTTAATTTTAGCTGAGCATGGTGGTATTTCCAAATCTACTGTTCCTCAACTCAATGTAGCCATGCGTATTGTTAATTCAGAAACACGTATTGTTACCTATGGTGATGATAATATCATCATGATAAGTGAAAAGTTGCGTGAAAAATTAAATTTTCATAATATAGCAGCAAAAATTCTTGAGATTTTTTCTCTTATTTACACAGACGAACAAAAAGGTAAGCGTATTGGTTATGTTATTCCTAACCATACTCATATCTTTGATTTAACCTTTATAGCCCGAGGATTTCGCCAGGAGGGTGGCGTTATCGTTGGTCCGTTAAGAGATAGTAGTGTATTTGAAACATTGGCATGGTATAAAAACCATAAAGATGAAGCTGAATTATTAGCTAGGGCTGAGCGCTCTCTTAAAGAACTATCTCCTCGTGGGCCTGTTGAATTTTATAAACTTTCCCCTCCAATCATTAAGATGTGCGTCAAGCATCTTAAGACACCCCCAAAATTTATGCTTTGGGATTCTGCTTTTGCTGCCTATTGTGCAGAAGAGTGTCTATCTTTTGACAATCACTTTATTTATGGACCTCTAAATATTGATGATTCTTTTTTGAGTCCTGACGATGAAATGTCAGATTAAATTTTCCTTTACCTCCGGGTTGATGCGCCCGTTTTATTGTATATAGCATTTCTAATACTTTTAACTTAACTATTACCCCCGCTACCATGCTGCGTAAACCACATGGGGATCTGTATGAATTCTGCCTTAATGAATTCATTGTACCACAATCATCCAAAGGTGAAAATTTGATTGATAGTGGTAGCACAACCAATGATGTAATACTTAACAATGTAGTCTGTGATCCAGCTAAAACTACTTGTTTTGTTGAAGACGAGTCTCTCGTCAAAACCTCTCTTAAACTCTCTCCAATAGAAAATGATTATGAAATTAAATTTGAAACTATTAAAGACTTTTTAGGAAAACCTTATCTTCTCCAATCTTTTGCTTGGGGAACTGGATCAGCTGAAAATTCTAATTTATATCTCGTAGATATAGCTCCAACTTTGGCTTCAGTCGCTGTTTGGGCTGATAAAATTAGAGGTTTTGAATTGATACGCGGTACTTTTAATCTTCGTGTTCAAATTAACGCTTCACCATTTCAAGCTGGAAAAATTCTCTTGCATTATTTACCTAATTATGCAGACAGAGTAGCTATTGATCCGTTATTTGCTGCTAGATATAATACGCTGATGATTCAAAAGTATCAACACCCACATATATTGTTGGATTGTCGTGATACCGTTGCTATATTTTCAGTTCCTTATATTTCTCCCTCTCCCTTTTACGATGTAAAATCAGCTACTTATGATTGGGGTCGCATTTTCTTAGATGTTGCTTCTCCTTTAGCTATTGGAACAGGCGCAGCAGTTGGTACAACTACTGCTGAAGTTACTGTTTTTGGCTATTGGTCTGATGTTGAACTTGCTGCTCCTATTAGACCTCAATCTAATAAGAAAGAAAAGTTTGTAGCTCGTAAAGGAGCTGACTTAGAGGAAAGGGAACATGCGATTGGTCCTATTACTCATGGACTTCGTGCTGTTTCTTCTGCGGCTTCTACTTTATCATCTATTCCCGTTCTTTCTCCCATCATGAATACTGTTTCATGGGCAGCCGATGTTGGATCTCAAATAGCTAGCATTTTTGGTTGGTCTAAACCCAGATCCAATGATGCTGTTATGATAATGGCTCGACAACCCATGAGATATTCTGGTACTAATGATGGCCCCGATACTTCTCTCCCTATAGCTCTCACCTCCACTAATGCTATTGAAATTACTGACGATTATTCTATTACTTCTGAAGATGAGATGTCTCTTAAATATTTGCTTAGTGTACCGACATACACTGACCGAATAACGTGGACCACATCTCAAGCTTCAGGATCTAGTCTTTTAATTCAGGATGTAAGACCTCAAGTTTTAATGGAACAAACTACTAATACTGTAGGTGCCTTTAACCATTTTGCTCGTTTTGGAGCTCCACTCTATTATCTCTCCAACTTCTTTGGATTTTGGCGTGGTAGTATGACTCTCCATATCAAAATAGCTAAAACTATGTATCATAGTGGGAAACTTCTTATAACTTTTACCCCTATTGAATCTACTCTTGTTTCTCCTGGTGTTACTGATTCAATTTATTCTTTAAGAGAAATTATTGATATTCGTGAACAGAGTGAAATTACCCTTAAGTTACCTTATATGTTACATCGACATTATTTGTCCCCTTCTCAGAATATGGGCAGAGTAAACATTTATGTTTTAAATGATTTGCGTTGTCCAGAAACTGTTGCACAAAGTGTTGATTTATTAGTTTTTTGGAAGGCTGGTGATGATTTCGAGTATCAATCTCCCGTTGCTCCTACAGTTGGTGCTGGCATTTATACTCCTCAATCTGATACTGTTGAAACTATTATTAATTCTGGTATAGCGGAAACTGCTGTTAAACCTTGTTCGACTAAATATAGTTCCAAAAGCATTGGTGAGCATTTTTTATCAATTAAGAATTTATTAAATAGAAATTCTCAGTTGATACCTGCTGTAACTTCTCAAAATTATACTGGATTAACTTTTACTTTGAATCCTTGGCATATTAGTGGTATTACTAACGTTCCTGCTGTTGGTACTATTAGATCTGGCGCTTATTCCGCTGATGCTTTTAGTTATCTAGCTCCTATGTATAATTATTATCGTGGGAAATCTAGAGTGCTTTTGACCGCGGATAGTGCTAATAATATTAATGTTTTTAATGATAATGGTTACTTTTCTAGTGTTTCAAGTACTAATTACTTTGCTATATCTGGTACTACATACGGCACTAACCAAACTGTTACTCTTACGTCCGATAGAGATAGGAATGTTTTTAACACTCCCGTCGCTTCTGGCGGTAATCATGGTTACCAATTTGCCCATGTACCCTATTATTCAAAGTATCCTGTCTCATTTACTCAAGTGTGGACCGGAGGTACAACCAACTTTTATGCCGATGAAACTCAACCTACTTCCAGTGTTTGTTTTGCTGCTACTGCCAATCTTGGCTCTAGTACAGTTGTTCAACGTTCATTTTGTGATGATTTCCAATTATCTTTCTTTATTGGATGTCCTGGTTTATATATCATCACCACCTAAATCCATGTGTTTACATATGGTACATTGCTAAATGTTATATTAGTAAGCCTATAAGGTATACCTTATAGCGGCTTCTTAAAGCTAAATTTAAGAAACCATCTTGTAAATATTGTATATATTATGTATTATTTGTAAGATCGACCGCCTATATATAGGATCACCAAGTCGTTAAACTGATGTTGTTTTATGTTTGTAATTTGTAAATTTGTATATATTATTGTAAATATCCCTCAACAACCCTTCATAGTTTTCAATCTGGGTATACCCAGACGAATTTTTCTATGTTCTTTTCCTAAATCCGTTGATTTAGTTTGTAAATATTCTTTATTTGTGATACTAATTGGCGGCGTGACTAAAATAACGTAGAGTGCTCAAAGCTTAATCCAGATTAAAAACGCGCCTTTAGGTGCGATTCTTAATTAATGTCGGTTTATTAAGCCTGCCCTGACGTGATGGGTGGTTCCCTTTTAAGTG